ATCTTTTTGATAATTTTAGAAAGCTCCTGCAGTGCTTCTGTATCATCAGATCCACTTGTAACTATTTTAAAACTGCCCGGTGTCCCGTTAAATTTGTCCCATTCAATCACTTCACCATTTCCAAGTACAGTCTGTACTACAGCTCTAATGCTTGCCTTAGTGCCGGCTTTTTTATATAAAGCTATAGCAGACTTTACAAGCTTCCTCTTAGTATCTATATCCATGTCTGAAGTATAGTAAGGTATATCAAGCTCAATTGCTCTCAAATCAAGGATCTCTTCGCCTAGATTATCAACTCCTGATATAACCATACTCTTATTTAATGCTTGAAAGTATTTATTAAGCACAACATTCATTGCATAACTTAGTGCAAGTACTTCAGGATCGGACTTGAATTTATGTGGTAGAACATCCACAATATGAGAGTTAAAAATATCAATCACTTTCAAGGCCTCCATATATGATATTTGATGACTTCAATATTGCTATATGTGCATCATCTACACTTATAAATGCCGGCTCAATTATCTCTACTCTCTTTGCTCCGGCATTTACTATCATGCTTACAAGCATAGACGGATTCACATCTCTACCAATTCTTTCGCTTTGGTATCTCTTGAAGTCTTCTATAGTTTTAGTAACTGCTGCTTGTATATTAGTCACATTGGCCTTGTCACTGTCATTTATAAAGTACTTTAGATTAATATTATAGTTGGTATCCTGTGGTGCATTTACCTCTACTACATCAGTAAGCGGTTTTCTGTCATCACTTGACAGATACTCTTTAAGTCCTCTACAAAATTCAGTATCCGGCTTTTCTCCACCCTTTAGAACGACCCTTATATCTACAATTCTTGGAGACGGATTTGTTACCCTTACGTCAGATATAAGACTTGAGTATGCTTTTGTATGATACTCATATGCACCGATCGGACCTGCCACCGAATATGTAGAACTTGCAAGGAATATTCTTTCTCTAAGCGTTTCATCATCCTCCACATCAGCTCCATACTCTGTAGTATTTGTATTTGATACACTTTCTATATACGGAATACTGTCTACAAGTATCTTGATTCTGCCTACTCCAATATCATTGTATTTACTGCCTACCTCTACACATTCACAGTCCACATCTATATACTCTTTTCCTGTAGCTATCTCAGCAAATTTAGTTGTTCTAAAGTATATACTGCCATCTGTTACCCTTGTATTCTTCGGTATAGGTATATTTGATGTCTGTACGCTTGATAACTTAAATCTGACCTTACATTTGCTTGGTTCTCCCGTCTTTCTTTCTATACCGAACGCAACGGCCATATTGTCGAGATACGGTCCGTTTGAGTATTTTAGAAGATTCATTTTACCCATATTGTCAAGCCACATAAAACCTTGGAACAACTGCAAACATATAGCATTTAATATAAATCTATATGGTGATACTTTGGGTAGTGTGTATTCATTATTTCCGGTTATCCTTTTGTATTCATTTTCATATTCTTTTACAAGCTCTTCCATCAAGCTGTCAAGTCTAAGATCATCAATAAAACTTACATCAGGCACTCTCTCAAACATCTTCCCTCCTTTCCAGTTTTATCAAAACGTTTAGCATTGATATATCATCACTTTCTTTAAAAGTAATTTCTAATACTTCTACTTCAGGTATGTACTTTTCAAATTTATCAAAAATATCTGCAGTAATTATCTCTTTTGCAATATCAATACTTTCAGACAGTACACTTGAATCAAGTCCAACCTGCCTATTTAAAGGGATTGTGCCTTCATAAGTACTACATAAAGTCTGTATCGATGTTAAAAGCTCAGTATCGATACTGCTATCTGTCGTAAAATCCACTTTAATATTCATCAATGATACTCCGTAAATGTTAATGTGATATCAGCTTCAGATATAAAACCGTCTCTATACACCACATTATAAGCTGCACTTATCTTTGTCAGATTGAATTTGTAATTTGCAATTCTTTTACCGCCAATCACTATATAATTAGCTCTGCCAAGTCTTAATGCACTTTCAAGTTTCTTAATAGTCTTAGTGATATTTACTCCCAAAAATGCATTTAAAGTGACATCAAGCGTAATAGTTTCAAGGTCTGCTCCCAAAAATTCTCTTTTAGGCTTTCCAAACGTCGGAGTATGACTTGCCCACCTTGATGAGATTTCTCTACCAAGCTTTTTAAAAGTAATCACTTTGTCACTTGATACTGAAAACACAAGATCTTTTCCCCAGCTTCCAAGTTTTCTCATGATCACCTTCTTTCTAAAGCTTCTACACGCTTTATAAGATTTAAAAGCGTTGATACATTTATACTTCCTGTAGCTGCTTTCAGTGTTATATCCGTACCATCTGAGCTTATCATTGTATTGTCAGACAGCTCTTCATAATATACATTCTGACCTGACATCTTAGGAACATTTGCATCATTAAAAACTGTACCAAGTACCACCGCTGCATTCGTTCCGTTACTAAGATGTGCTACAAGTATTGACTCACCCACTTTAGGCATCTTATATCTACCATTACTAAGTACAGGCATAGTACTTGTCACCATCGCAGTCCTATCCTCATAGTAGACAGATATCATACCTTTTTCATAGTCAACGCTTGATACCTTTCCTATCCTGATGACATCATTCATGAATCCTTCTTTCCACCCGGTATATTTAGCTTCGTTCCTTCCCAAATCCAGTGACCGTTATCTGAATCTTTCTTTCCATGTCTCTTCGCTTCCTTCTCGATCACATCCTTGTTGGCTTCATATATTTCTTTCATCTTCACACCCTTACCCAAATACTTCTTTGCAATGTTCCAAAGATTATCACCTTTTTTCACTATATATTCCATGCCATCTGCTGCACTGTTGTTTTCTTTTGAACCATTTTCTTTTTGGGCATCTTCTTTACCGCCGACTCCTATCCTTGATATCACTTTTCTAAGACTAAGACTTTGAATGTATCCGTTACCTGCTATGTTATGATTTATACTTGTTATAAAGTACTTACCATCTATCTCACCACCAAAGCCAAATAGATCTACGCAATTTGTAGCTGTTATAAGCATAGGTTCTACCAACTCCAGACTCATGGTAATAAGGTCTCTATTGGATTTATTTACCTTTGCTATAGCCTTCTTCATCGCGTCAGCTTCATCATCTGCAGATTCATTGATATATAAAAGCCTGTCACTCTTGCCTACCGTCACAGATATAGTCTTATTGTCTTTAGAATTGGTATATGAAAAAACAGCACCTGTATAAGTCCCTAAAATACTGTTATTATAAGTCCACTGTGTACACTGATCAGGCTTTATGCCGGCTACACTGTCTTTGTCCTCATATCTTGCAACATCATAGATTACAGCTTTATTATCATATACCTTCAAACTCAAGCCATACTTATCACAAAGAGACTTTAGGAAGGATGAGTCCGTCTGATTGGACTGCTCAAGCTCCTTTATCTTATCTTCCACATCACTGTCATATACCAGGTTAAGACTTGATGCGCCTGTTATCTCACTTGCTATCTGCTTTACCGATACATCTTTCCACAGCTTTGACTTCGGAGTCACACTAAATTCATTTTTGATAGGCTTTATAGTGGCATTTATTCTACAAGTTAAAGGACTTGATGATATAGAAAAGTCATCCACTACAAAGGAACCACAATCAACCTTATTCTTTTTATTATTCTCATCAGTCCATGCTATTTTGGCCGCTATCTTGTCATTCAGCTTTGGAGTCCAGCCGTTCGCCCACCTTTTATCCACATTGTCAATAGTAATGCTTATATTATCCACATTATTTTCCGCTTCATCCACATAAGTAAAACTTTCTACAGTACCGATATTGCTTGCTTCTTTGCCCTCATATACCAGACTTAAATCTGTATACCTTGCCATCACTTTCTCCAATCTGGTAAAGAGCTGCTCACATCTTCAGGTAGCTCAGGTATCTTTACTCTTTCCCCATCACCGAAAACAAAGATA